TTGGAGGCGCTTCGGGATGTCCTGAAAGATATAAAAAGCTGGTGGGGCGGTCTTACCGAGGAGCAGCAGAAGAACATCATTAAGATGGCTGGTATTGCTGCGGCGGCCGGTCCGGTTCTGTCTGTGCTTGGAAGTCTGGTTACTGTTATAGGTGGTTTGGCAACAGCGGCGGGTGTAGTGGCCCCTGTGCTTGGAACTATTGCGGCAGGCATTGGTGCAATAGGCGCTCCGGTAATAGCTGTTGTTGCTATCATAGGAGGCCTGATCGCGGCACTCGTTCTCATTCCGCTGAAATGGAAAGAAATCTCTGAGGCCGCAGGTAAATTCGTCCAGGGCGTCAAAGAGAAATGGGAAGGTCTGAAACAGTCCACTAAGGATACTGTTGACTCCATGGGCAAACAGTGGGCTTCCTGGAAGAAGGATGTCGGAGGAAAGATTTCCGATACGGTTAAGACTGCCAAAGAAAAGTTCGGATCCATGAAGAAAAATGCCGTTGAGGCATTTGAAAACATTAAGAGAGGTGCCGGTGAGAAACTGGGAACGGCCAGGCAGAGAGCCGTGGAAGCCTTCGAGGCGATGCGAAAAGGCGCCAAGGATAAACTTGACCAGGCCAGACAGGCGGCGGGTGGTGCTTTTGAATTTATCAGAAAAGAAGCCGGTGAAAAGCTTGGTCAGGCAAGGACAACGGCAAGCAATATCTTTGAAAGGATTAAAGGTCTTGCCAAGTTCAGCTGGAATCTCCCGAAGCTTGGAGTAAATGCAATAAGTGGAATCGTTGGTTTTGTTAAGGGCATCGTCAACAAGCTGAAGGGTGTATTCAACTTCCACTGGTCCCTGCCTAAATTCAAACTGCCTCATCCGAAGGTAACAGGAAAGTTCTCCCTGAACCCGCCATCTGTACCGCACTTCTCCATTGAGTGGTACAAGGATGCCTACCAGCGGGCGGCCTATTATACCAGTCCGACCGTAAGGCCAGACGGCAGGGGATTCGGAGACAGGCAGGGCGGAGAGTTCGCCGTCGGCGAGAAACACCTGCGTGATGTGATCCGAGAGGAAACTTACAACCCCGTGACTGTGACCTATGGAGACGTCAACATTAATGTTTATGCGACTCCTGGCCAGAACGTGCGAGAGCTGGCCGATGAGGTATCCAAACGACTGGCCACAATCTATGAGAGAGAAAGGGCGGTATGGACATGATGGAATTTTTTGTATATAACGGGAAATCATCCCGTGAATTCAATGTCGTGATCAATGAACATACCGGCTACAGTGCTCCGGAGCGGGACTGCGATGTAATCGAGATCCCAGGGATGAACGGTGACCTGACATTAGATAATGGCAGGTATAAGAATATCTCTGTCACTTACAAATGCGGGATCAGCAATAATTTTGCTTCCCATATCTCCAACCTGAAAGCTTGGCTTTATTCCAATATTGGATATCATCGGCTTGAGGACACCTTTGATCCGGACCATTTCCGGCTGGCAAGAGTCGCAGACACGATGGAACCAACTGCTTATGCAAGAGCCAGAGCGGGACAGTTCGATATCCAGTTCGATTGCAAACCGCAGAGATTCCTGAAGTCAGGAGAAGAGGTTCATACCTTCACGGCCGCGGGAAAGATAATCAATCCGACGCACTACAATGCACTTCCTTTACTCAGGGTATACGGTACGGGCAGTTTCGGCATCGGATCCACCACGATCACGATCAATACGGCTGATACTTATACGGACATTGACTGTGATATACAGGATGCGTACAAGGGCGCCACGAACTGCAATGGCAAGATAACCCTGAACAGCGGCAACTTCCCAGTGTTGAAACCGGGTGAAAATGGTATTTCCATGACTGGGATTACCAAGATTGAATTGACGCCGAGGTGGTGGACGATATGATTCCTATTCTTTATCCATCAAACGAAACGAGTTTTACATCGAACGGCCTCGGACGGCTTCCGGATGCGACAGAGTGCATCGTGACGGAAGAGAGAAACGGGGCCTATGAGCTCCGGATGCTCTACCCGACATACGGTCTGCATTTTTCTGATATCCAGATAAGCAGGTTCATCTATGCAGTACCCGCAGACGGTAAAGGCAAACAGCCCTTCCGCATCTATTCCATCAGCAAGCCTCTTGACGGTATCGTGGAAATCAATGCGGAACATATAAGTTATCAGCTGTCGCATATCCCGGTATCTCCGTTCGAAGCAGGGTCACTGGCCGCCGCCCTTGTTGGTCTGAAAGACAATGCAGCGGAGGCCTGTCCGTTCACATTCTGGACAGATAAGACCGTCACGGGGAATTTCAAGGTGACCGAGCCCGTTTCACTCCGATCGAGACTAGGTGGTGTTGAGGGCAGCCTCTTGGATGTTTACGGCACGGGAGAATATGAGTTTGACCATTACACAGTCAAGCTTCATTTGCATCGTGGAACCAACAACGGGGTAACGCTCCGATACGGCAAGAACATCACCGACATCAAGCAGGAAGAGAACATCGCTAATACCTACACAGGTGTCATGCCTTTCTGGAAGGGCGATGTGGATGGTACGGAAACGACAGTTGTTCTTCCTGAAAAGGTGCTGCATTCTGCCAATGCTTCCAACTTCCCATATCAGAGGACGATTCCGCTTGACCTGTCATCGAACTTCGAGAATCAGCCTACGGAAGCACAGCTTCGGTCAGCGGCCAATAGTTACATGACATCCAACAACATCGGAGTTCCCGCTGTGTCTATTGACGTTTCTTTCGTCGCTCTCTGGCAGACGGAAGAATACAAGGATGTGGCCAACCTGGAACGGGTCAATTTGTGTGATACTGTGACAGTGGAGTTTCCTGCCTTGGGTGTTTCGGCTCAGGCGAAGGTCATCAAGACAGAATATGATGTTTTAAGGGACCGTTACCAGAGCCTGGAACTGGGAGACGCCAAAACAAACTTCACTCAGACGCTTTCCACAGAGATAAGCAACAACACATCTGCCATGAAGCAGCTTCCGACTAAAAGTTATATGCAGAAAGCTGTTGACCATGCTACGGAACTGATTACTGGCGGCCTTGGAGGCCATGTGATAATGAAGACCAATGCTGATGGCGAACCGGAAGAGATCCTGATCATGGATACGGACGACATAAGCACTGCAGTCAACGTGATTCGTATCAACCAGGCAGGAATCGGATTCTCCACTGATGGTTATGACGGTCCGTTCAGCACTGCCTGGACGATAGACGGTCATTTCGTCGCTGACTTTATCGATACGGGCAACCTCAATGCAACGCTGATCACGACCGGTGTTCTGAAAGATCATGGTAGCAACTTCGTGCTTGACCTCTCGACAGGCACTCTGACAGCAAAGAAGGGGTCTATCAATCTTGGCGGCGGTAACTTTCAGGTGACAGACGCGGGACTTGTGACGATTAAGAGCGGATCTATCGATCTTGGCAGCGGGAACTTCCATGTGACGGATGGCGGCGTAATTACCATGAAGAAGGGCTCCATTGACATTGGAAATGGGGTTTTTAAAGTTACTTCGTCTGGGGCACTAACGGCGACTAGTGCTTCTTTGAAAGGATCCATAACTACCGAAAACTCATCGGGTCAAACAGGCAGTTTGTCCAATGCTGTCCTTACTTTTAATCGTACCGGATACGGAACAGGAAGAATATTTTTTCAGACAACTGGAGACACTGATTATCAAGGCCTGCAGATTGAGACGGATTATAACAATATAATTTTAGCTGTGAGAAGCGGCGCCGGCGATGTATATATCGCAAAAGAGCATTCTTATGGATGGAGTCGAAGTATTGTTCTCAGGTCCGCGGAACTTCGATATATTAATGTTTACGATTCGAGCTATATCGGCTTCGACGATGTCAACGGGTCAACATATTACATAAACCTGTCAACATCAGATCTGAAGTTAAAGAAAAACATCAAGGATTCAACTGTCAAGGCCCTGCCGATGATCAATGCGATCGAGCATAAGAGTTTCGACTTTAAAGACTTCGAGAAGCACAGGGAGTGCGGCTACATCGCCCAGCAACTGGAAGAAGTTAACGAGGAATTCGTTAAGGACGTGCCGCAGGGCGACGGATCCGTAACCAAGCAGGTCAACACATTTGAACTTCTGTCATATGCCACTAAAGCTATTCAGGAGTTGTCCGCCAAGGTGGATGCTCTGGAAAAGAGGATAGCAGAACTGGAAGCAAAGGAGTTGTAATATGATCACTAAAACTTATCAGTTGGACATGCATGCCGGCGGGGCTCCGGTCATCGTACATTTATCCCAGTACGATTCCGACTTTTCGCTGGTATTCAAC